CTTTCTTGCCTTGTTTTTCAGCACTCGCATAACGTGTGATAATGCCGAAAACAAGTCAAGCGCCTAAAGCTACCCGCAACGCGGGCAAGCCTAAAGCACACGCGAAAACTGCATGGAAACGTGTTGAGCGAAGCGATACTGGTAGTAGTGTAACCAGCTCAAATCGCTCCACGTCTAACCGCAGAATTGCGAAACCCACAAATGTGGTACCTAGGAAACCGGTGGTAACGCCACAAGGACCGAAGGTTCGTCCGGACAGAGGCCTGAAGATTGAGCCTGCTGTTCGTGAGAAGAGGAAAATAGTCGATTCCCTTCCAATAAAAACCCCAATGGTCACGGGGTCTCGTCGTGCTGACGAGTTCAAATCTTCAAAATTGACCTTTCGCAGAGCACATCGCGTTTCTGAACGCCAATTGGACACTATTACCAACCGATTTCCACAGTTTGATTTTAAATTTGGTAATGGTCCTTCTCATGACCACCCTTTAGGTGCGACTGAGCGCGCTGTGTGCGAAACTCTCGCTTTGCAGGAGATAGAACGACAATTTGGAACCGTTAGGATCACCGATATTGGTGGTAATCCTAAACGGCATGCTGCTAACTGTCGAAAGAACGTTCACTCCTGCACTCCCATACTTACTTCTGACGACGTGGTTCGTAGATTTAAGTGTTCTGAGGACGTGCATTGTTCTCAGAACGTCATGGATTGCAACACTCCAGTTGATGTCTATCTTTCAATTCACTCCCTTTACTATCTCAGCCAACAACAGATTTTAGAGTTGGTCCACAGAAGTTCCCGTGGTTGTCTGTTTGCTGTCGTTCATATGTTCGACATGTTGTACGGCACTATGCATGATAACGGCGACTTCGTCGAGTCCAAATACGAGGCTTTTAGTGAAGGTGAACAGATCAAAGTACGTATGCAAGTCACAGGTAATTTGACTTCATATGAACATGATCCTTGTTTATGGTTGAAAGAAACGTACTATAGAGATGGTCGTCGGGCCATCGCTTGGAACGGACAGAAACATGGGGATTCCTGGATACTCCAGTTCGTAAAGGTCCCAGCGGCTAACGTCGGCAACATCACCGCTGACCATTCGGCAGAAATGTCGTTGGTTAATAGTTTGAGTCGTAATGATCACTATGGGCCTGTTCATGGAGTGCTCTCGCACGGTGACGAGAGCAAATACAAACCTATGCTTCAATTTATGAAGCTTGATGGTTCTAGAATCAGAAGTTTCATGGGCCACCTGTACTTACAACGTGAGAGACAGGTTGTCCTTCTCCCAAAGGGAGTGATTCAACAGGTAGCCATCAAGATGGTTGGTTGTCCCAGGGATCCAGCTGGGTTTAAACTATGCATAAATACGATGAGGAATTTGGTGAATAGCAGTAAAATGTCCATGTCCAATGACATGCGATTGAACTGCGTGATCTATGGCTCGGCCATGGCGTTCATCTTAACTTTAGAGGACGAAATAGCCGCGTTCAATTCGGTTTGTACTAAGTACAACATGAGTTTGTTCAGTAAATTGTTCGAAGTTTTACACTTTGAACATTGGACGCGGTGGTGGTGCTGTGGTGGTGAGGTAGACCAGTTAGCAACACCCTTCTCTGGTGGGAAAGAAATCCGGCGGAATAACGTTCTGTTTTCTGTAACGCAGGATAATAAGGATTTCCATTTGACCAAAGAGATGTATAATCGTAACAGATCGTCGGCCATTAGTGGCCATCCCTTCGACGCGAAAACGGCTTGGCCCAACGGGCTGCCGGGATACGAAAGTAAGAAAGAGTTGCGTACTATACGAAAAGACGCAACCGTCGGAAGGATAGATCGGACTGAGGCTGAGGAAAAGCCTGAGTTCTTCCCCGTCGCAATGACACTCCAGAACTACATACCAGTAGTTCCCCACGCATCCATTAATAATGAGAGTGTGGCTATCGTCAACAGGGCTCTAATGGAGGTTCCTGAACCTGACGATTCCGCTTGGGATGAATTTGATTCAACAGCGGAGGAGTTTGTCAAGCAGTTTCAACCAGTAAGCAATCACGACGTTGAAGGTGACTTCCAGAGATGGAATTCGAGGTTCGGTAAAAGCCGATCTCTCGAGCAAGCAAAAGCTTGGGAATCTCTTAAGTTGGAGCCACTAAATGAGCAAGATCTCATGCGCAAAGCTATGGCTAAGCGTGAACTCACCATGAAAGGTGGAGAAGATCCTGAGGAATTTGACCCGAGGGCAATCCAAGGAGGCACGCATCGTTTGAATGCGGCCTATGGCCCTTTTACGCACCATGTCGCGGATCAAATGCACCATATATTTGGTTTGCCTAAGGACTTCTCCGGTGAGCATGTGATATACACAGGAGGTCTTACAGCTGAGGAAATAGGATCAGTACGTGCCCAATATGGCGACGAAGACGTAACCCTTATATGGGAAGACGAATCTAGGTACGACTGTCATCAAAAGAACCGAGCTTACAAAGCTTGGAGAAAGGTGGAAAAACAATGCGGAATTAAAGAGTATGGACAAGCCGATAAGGGAGCCAAATCAATGAAGAAAGTATATGGCTATACTCATAAAGGTGTCAAGTATTCCGTAGATTTTACAATGACCAGCGGTTCCCCAACCACCTCCTCACGCAACTCATATATCAACGCCGTCAAGACTTTGAACCGTCTCCGAGCCAATGGATTTCGTAATTTCGTTATCTTGGTTCATGGAGACGACAATCTCATTGTCTTGCGTGGACACTTCAGTGTTGATCGAATTAATTCTTTCAAAAAGGACGTATTGGCGTTCAACAGACGACTCGGGTTCGAAACGAAATTCGGGTGGTCTACACACTGGAGTGATGCGGAGTATTGTTCATCATTATTCTGGCCGGTTGAGGGTGGATTTGTTCTCGGTCCCAAAGTTGGGAAGAGAATGCCCAAAATAGGGTTTTCACTCAAGAAACTAAAACCTGGAGAGGTAAAAGGAATGCTTCTCGGATGCAATTTGGAATGTGGTT